GGTGCCTTCCCTTGTCGTCAAAACGCATGAATTTGTGAAAAAAATACTGGAACCAGCCAAGCCGAGGCGGGAGACGCAGGCGGCGGCTGCGGTCCGGTTGGGGAAGGCGCTGGGTATCGGGGTGACCCGGCAGATGGTGAGGAAGTGGAAGGCGAAGGGGTATCCGCTGGATGATCCGGAGGAGTTGGGGCGGTGTTTGTGGAATCAGGAGCGGCGGCCGAAGGGGCTGAAGAGGCCGAAGGATCTGGAGTCGGTGCCGGCGGTCCGGCCGGATGTGGAGGGACTGGATCAGGAGCAGGTCGAGAAGGAACTGCGGGAACTCTACGAGAAGCTGCGGGCTGCGGAGGATGATGAGGAGGCGCGGACCAGGCGGACGCAGATCGCGGGGGTGAAGGATGTGCTGAAGGAGCTGCGGGAGCAGGGGCGGTATATCTTGCGGGAAGAGGCGGCCAAGTCGGCGGCGGTGGCGGCGATGGCGAGCAAGGGGAAATGGGAGCAGATCGAGGATGAGCTGCCGCCGATGCTCGAGGGGCTGACGGCGTTACAGATGAAGGAGAAGCTGCGGCCGTTCGCGCGGCGGGTGATCATGGAACTTGCGGAGGTGTTCGATCGATGATCGCGGAGCAGGAGAATCCCTGGGCGGCGGGGTGGCGGGAGGCGCACGCGCCGGCGAAGGACATGACGGTGGCGGAGTGGTGCGCGGAATACGTGTATCTGGCGAACTCGCCGATCGGTGCGAAGTATCAGCCGGGAAGCTTCTGCGATGACATCCTCAACGACCTGCAGGATCCGGAGGTGTATGAGTCGGCGGTGGTGGGTCACACGGGGATGGGGAAATCGGCGATCTTGGAAAGCGCGAGCTGCTGGATTGTATCGGAGGCGCCGGGGCCGACGCTGGTGCTGGGCCAGACGAACAAGACGGTCCAGGAGTGGATGGAGACCCGGCTGAACAAGGCATTCGCTCTGTGCGAACCGGTGCGGCGGCTGCTGCCGAGCGGGAAGGACCGGCACGACAAAAAGAAGACGGCGGTGCTGTTCCGGCACATGGAGTATCTGACCGGCGGCGCGAACCTGACCAACACGCAGGAGAAATCGATGCGCTACACGCTGGGGGATGAACCGTGGGAGTGGGATCCCGGAATCATCGGCGAGCTGCTGAAGCGGCACCATGACCGGTGGAACCGGAAGAGCCTTCTGGTGGCCCAGGGTGGTGTGGAGGATGACGATTGGGACCGGCACGCGCGGGACGGGCTGGGATTCGATCGGGCGTTCCGGTGCCCGGCGTGCGGGCAGGGTCAGATTTTCAAGTGGGGGAATGTCCGGTATGACTCAGCGACGGACGGAAACGGCGATTGGGATTGGACGGCGATCTTTCCCACGGTGCGATACGAATGCGGGAACGAGGACTGTGGCGAGAAATTTCCGGACACTCCACGGGGGCGGCAGCGGCTGACATCCGATCCCTATTTCGAGTGCCGTCACAATTCCCACATTCCCGGGCGGGTGACGCGCTATATTCCGGCGATGGCGAATCCGAGGATCCAGCTTTCCTCGCTGGTCAAGGAGTGGTTGCTGGCGGAGACGGCATGGAAGCAGGGGAACAAGGTGCCGCGGCGGCAATTCATCCAGAAGCGGCTGGCGCAGTTCTGGGAGGAGAAGCCGGAGGTGCCGACGCTGGACACGGGGAGCGACCCGTATCAGAAGAGCCAGTATAACGAGGGCGAGAAGTGGGAGGAGGAACACGCGCGGATGATGCTGATCGACGTCCAGAAGGTGGGGTTCTGGGTGGTGATCCGGGCGTGGAAGGTGGGCGAGGTCCGGGCGAGGCTGCTGTGGGAGGGACAGGTCGACACGTGGCAGACGCTGTTTTCCCTCCAGGAGCGATTTGGTCTGGAGAACCGGGATGTCTTCATCGATGGGGCCTACAAGGTCGACGAGGTAGTGCGGCAGATCGTGGGTCATTGCGGGCACGATGTCGCCGGCCACTGGTCGCTGATGATGGGGATGGACAACGAGAAAGGGTATCAGTTCTCGGTGGGGCCGGCGAAGCGCCAGCGGAAGGTCTGGAAGATTTACTCGAAGTGGCAGCATGGGACGACGAGCCACGGGCTGCGGTATCGGATGATCCATTTTTCCAACCTGCGGGCGAAGGACGCGCTGGCCGGGATCATGGAGGTTCCGGGGATGTTCGGGGTGCCGACCGATTGCAGCGCGACTTACGTGGCGCAGATGAAGAGCGAGACCAAGCGGGAGGTGAAACCGGGCAAGTGGCGGTGGGAGAAGGTGAAGGACCACTACCACAACCACCTGTGGGACTGCGAGGTGATGGGGGTCGTGGCCTGCGCGATCCGCGGGATTCTGAAGGTGGAGATGGCGGAGCAGCAGCCTAGCCATTGACTAGCTATTGACTAGCCATTGACTAGGCAGACGACAATTCCGCCGGCGGCGATGATGCGATCCAGTCGAAGGCGACGAGCAGGCCGGAGGGGCTGGGCTGCGATTGACACCACCGGAGGGGCATGGGCGATAAAGCAGCCGCCGCGGGAAAGAAGAAGCAGCCGGAGATCAAGGCCGGTGCGAATGTCCGGGCGGAGATCGACAAGGAGGTCCGGGGCCCTTTCTACCTGGTGCAGATCGCCGGGGATGTCGCGACCTTGCAGGGCGCCGAGACGATTGAAGTCCCGGTGTCTGCGCTGCGGGCGATGGATTGACACGGGCCGCCAAGTGAATGGCGAACCCGGGGAGAAAGTTCATTGGCGCGCTGCGGCGGTGGGGCGCGGAGTCCGCTGAGAACAAGGCCGAGCTTGTCAAGTGGAAGACCGAGGCTCTGCGCGAGATCGCTGAGAACAAGGGTGGCCACATGGTGAGCGGCAGCGGGAACGGCGTGGCGTTCACCCAGCACGCATCGATGACGAATGCCGAGTGGTTCGCGGCGCTCGATGAGGCGCTGGAGTGGATTGACAAGGCGATCGCGCCGCCCTCGCGAACCCATACCCGAATCCTCTGATGTCCGCGATTCTCGACGCCAACGGAAACCCGGTCTATTCGCAGCGGAAGTTCGCAAGCGCCGCGGACAGGAACGATCCGGGCGTGCCGCCGATGCCGGTGTTCGACGGCGATTTCTCCGAGCTGATCCCGAATCTCGACCGGCGGGTGATCGTGTCGTGCGCCCGGGCGATCTTCCAGGACTACGGACCGATTACCGGGGCGCTGATTCAGAAGGCGGACAACGTGGTCGGCCGGGCGTGGGCGCCGAAGTTCCGCGGTAGCGACAAGGAGTGGGGAAAGCTGGCGAAGGACTGGCTCGAGAATCAATGGTTCGGGACCTGCGACGTGCGCGGCCGGGCCTGGGATTTCAAGACGCTGCTGTGGCTGGACTCGGTGGCGATCGACCGCGATGGCGACTTTTTCATCCATCTGACCGAAAGCGAGAACGGCTACCCGCAGACGCAGCGGATCAGCGTGAACCGGGTGGGGATGCGCGGCTACTCCTTCCGGGGGAAGGTTGAGGAGGGACCCTACAAGGGCCGCAAGATTTCCCACGGTGTGATCATGAATGACGCCGGTCGTCCGCTGGCCTACCGGGTGCTTGGCGACAAGCCGGACGAGGACGAAGACATTCCCGCCGAGCGGATGATTCCGGTGTTCGACCCGACATGGCACGACCAGGTGCGGGGAATTCCCTCCTACTCGGGATCGATCAAGCTCGTTTATGGGTCGATGACCGCCACCGAGCGGGAGCAGATGAACCAGAACATCCGCTCGTCGATCGCGCTGATCGAGCACAATGACACCGGCGGGCCGGACATTGACGACCCAGGGATTGAATTTGGGCAGGAAGCGACGGCGACCCAAGCACCGAAGCCGACCGTCGAGCATTACGCCAAAGGAATGATCAAATACTTCCGCTCGAACTCGGGCGGCAAGCTCGAGTCGGTGGACAACAACCAGCCCGGCGACATGTGGGACCGCTTCCAGGACCGGGTGATCCGGATGGCTTCGAGCGGGATCAACTGGCCTTACGAGCTGGTATGGAAGGCGAAGGACGTCAATGGCGTGCTAGTGCGCAACCTGCAGGAGCGGGCGCGGCTGAGTGTCGAGGACCGGCAGGACGTGCTGAAGTCCCCCGCCCTGTTCCAGATCCGCTACGCGCTGGCGAAGGCGGTCAAGGTCGGGATCCTCCCGCGTCCTCGGAACCGTGACGACTGGTGGCGGTGGGATTTCCAGATGCCGCGGAAGTTCTCGATCGATCCCGGGAAGGAAGCGCAGCAGCGGCGGGAGGACTACAAGATCGGATTCAGGAACCGGACCGGGGTGGCCGAGGAGGAAGGCGGCGACGCCGAGGCCCTTGAGGACGAGCGGATCGAGGAGGTGCTGCGCTACGAAGTCAAGATTGACAAGGCGATCGAGACGCACGGCCGACCGATCGACCGGCGGCTTTTCTACATGCTCGGGCCGAATGAGCAGCCTAGCGCCGGCGAATCCGAAGATCCGCCCGAAGAGGAAGAACCAGAAGACGACGAATCATGAAGACGATCACACCGACCGTGCCCCAGCTCCGGATGCTCGCGAGTATCAGCGGAAAGCGCTGGATGATGCTTGAGAGCGAAGTGCCGCACTTCGCGCTGGCGGCGCTGGACGTGCCGGAGAAGGCGTCGGCGTTGAACATCGAAATCGAGGACTTCTACGAGCTGCGTCCGCCGATGAGCATTGACGGCGACGGGCTCGCGACGATCCACATTCACGGAGCGCTGATGGATTCCTGCCCGGCGATCTATGAGAAGCTGGGGCTGGTGACATGTTACGGGACGATTACGGGCGAGATCGATGCCGCGCTGGAAGCCGGCGCTCGCGGGATCATGTTCGCGGTGAATTCTCCCGGCGGGACGGTGATGGGTTGCGCGGAGGCGGCCGAATACATGTCCGGGCTTGGTGTGCCTACGGTGTCCGCCTGCAAGGGGCTGGCCTGTTCCGCCGCCTACAAGCTCGCCGCCGGGACGGATTCGATCATCGCCACCGGGTCCGCGATCGTGGGCAACGTGGGGACGATCCTCTCGTGGACCGACTGCACCGAATTCTGGCGGGCGAACGGGATCGAGTTCAAGGCATTGACGAGCCAGGGCGCGGATCTGAAATCGACTTTCCACCTCGAGCCGAATCCCGAGCAGGTGGCATTCCTGCAGGAATCGCTGAACGAGGACGGCGCGAAGTTCCGGGCCCATGTCGAGGCCGGGCGGGCTGCCGCCGGCGCGGCGATCGATCCCGAGGTGTGGCGGGCCGGGTGGTATTCCGGCGAGACCGCCGGGCGGCTGGGATTGATCGACGGCATCGGCGACGCGAGCGCCGCGAAGGAGGTGCTGGCCGGAATGATTGACACGACGGGAAGGGCGTAAAACGAACATTTTTCGAATCATGCTGAATTTCTACACCGACAAAGCCGCCAAGGAGGAGATCGCGAATCTCAACGAACGGCTCGAAGCCCTCGATGCTGACCATCACGCGGCGAGTCGCGCGGCGCAGTCTCAGATTGAAACGCTGAGCGGGGAGAACAAGGACCTTGTCGAGAAGGTGACCACCCTCGAGGGGGAGAACACCGAGAAGGTCGAAAGGATCGAGACGCTTGAAGGCGAGCTGGCGACCACCACCGAGACGTTGACAGCGGCTCAGGAGGAGCTCGGGACCTTCGAGGATCGGGTCGAGGCCGGGGTGCTGGCGAAGTTCGAATCGCTCGGCGGCGAGCCGCTGAAGCGGAGCGAGAAGCTCGACGACCAGGGCGGCGACCAGAAGCTCCTGACCCGCGCCAATTTCAACAACCTGAGCCCCGCCGAGCGGACCGAGTTCGCGAAGTCCGGGGGCCGTCTGAAAAACTGACCCGCCCGACCGATGTCCGCGAAGAAGAAGACCTCCCCTGCCCCGTCCGCCCCCTCCTCCGCTCCGGCGGCGAAGAAGGGCGCTGCCGATCCGCTGATCAAAACGCTGGCGGAGGTGCAGGCGATGAGCCGCGAGGAGCAGGTGGCCTTCCGCAAGGCGGGCGGCACGTCCATCCAGAACCCTTCCTAAATCTACCAACTACTGAAACATCATGTCCAATAACCTTACCAACCTCATTCCCGACACATACGCCGCGCTCGACGTGGTTTCGCGGGAGCTGACCGGGTTCCTTCCCGGTGTCCAACGTGACGCGGGCGTCGACCGCGTGGCGGTCAATCAATCCGTCCGAATCAGCCAGGCTCCGGCAAACAGCGCCGGCGAAGACATCACTCCGGCGATGTCGGATCCTTCTGCTGCGGATCAGACGATCGGCAACGCGACCCTGACGATCTCCAAGCAGCGCGCCTTCCCCTTCTCGTGGAGCGGCGAAGAGCAGCACGGGGTGAACCAGGGCCCCGGCTACCTGACGATCAAGCAAGGACAGATCGCGCAAGCGCTCCGGGCGGCGGTGAACGAGGTCGAGAACGACCTGGCCGATGCGGCAGCTGCGGGTGCTTCCCGCGCCTACGGCACCGCCGGGACGACTCCCTTCGCTTCCACGCTGGCCGATCCGGCGCAGGCGCGGAAGATCCTCGACGACAACGGCGCGCCGATGTCCGGACGATCACTGGTGATCGACACGGCTGCGGGCGCGAATCTGCGCACGCTGGCGCAGCTCACCAAGGCGAACGAGGCGGGCAGCGCGATGACGCTGCGCGACGGCGAGCTCCTCAATCTTCACGGTTTCTCGGTCCGCGAGTCGGCCCAGATCAACAACGCGACGGCGGGCACGGGTGCGAGCTACCTGCTCGACGCGGCTCTCTCGGTCGGTGACACCACGATCTCCGTGGACACCGGCTCCGGCACCATCCTTGCCGGCGACGTGGTGACGATCGGCAACCACAAATACGTGGCCGCCACCGCCCTCTCCGGCGGAGACTTCACGATCGCCTCTCCCGGCATCCGCGAAGCGGTGGCCGACAACGCGGCGATCACCGTCAACGCCACCTCGGCGCGGAACGTGGCATTCAGTCAGGATTCCCTGCTGCTGGCCGCGCGCCTGCCGATGGTTCCCGAGGAAGGGGACAAGGCCATCGACTCCGAGATCATCACCGATCCCCGGACCGGCCTGAGCTTCGAATTGCGCGTCTATCCGGGCTACCGGATGAACCGCTACGAGATCGCGCTGGCGTGGGGTGTGAAAGCCCTCAAGTCCGATCACATCGCCCTTCTTCTCGGCTAGCATCTGTCGTGTTCATGTGGGGAAGCCGTCCACCTTTCGGGGTGGGCGGTTTCTACGTTTTGACACGGCGGGAGAGGTATGGGCGTACAGGATTTTCTGAAGGGTGCGCTGAAGCGTTCGATGGAGACCTTCGATGCGGAGGAGATCCTGATCGAAGGTCAGACGGTGCTGGCAATCATCGACGAGACGAGCTCGGCGAACCCGCTCGGCACCGGGGCGAAGAAGGACGAACGGGAGCTGACGGTGCAGTTCGCGGCGGCTGACTTCCAGGGGAAACTGAAGAGCGGGATGAAGGTGACGGCCCGGGATGAGGTGTGGCAGATTTCGGCGGAGGATGGCGGCATCCGGAAGGGGCAGGTGGCGGTGACGGTGATACTGGTCGAACCGGGACGGCGCCCGGAGTTCTGATGAAGGTGGAGTTTGACAACGTCTCCGACCGGGAGATGAACCGTGCGATTCAGAGGCTGGCGGACGAGGCCGGAACGGCGGCGAAGGAGACGCTGGTCAGCCAGGCTCGGCTGTTCTGCGCTGATCTGGCCTACAACACGCGGCCGGTCGGGAAGTCGGCGGCGCAAGGTCGGGAGATGAAGCAGAGGATCAAGGAGCGTGTCGAGTTCATCTACATCCCCGTGGGTGCGGCGGTGAACATGCTGAAGAGGGTCGACGAGAAAGTGGCGCGAATTTTCCAGAAGGCGCTTCGGAAGCGAAACCATGCCCAAGCGACTGCGCTGATGATCCGGCACTTCGGGGGGACGGGATGGGAGGTCGGGCCGTTTGACGGCGGGCAGCTCCACGAGCAGCAGCGGTTCAAGGCCCGGGTACAGCGGCGGATGGTGGTGACGGAGAAGGGGGCGCTGACGACCTACAAGAAGAAGGAGATGGCGCAGGCCGGATTCGCGAAGGGTGGCTACGCGACGGCGGCGAGGCAGCTTGGCGGGGTGCGGGGCATCCCGGGCTTCGCGACCCGTCACAATGCTCCGGGCACCGGCCGGGTAAGCGGCGACAAGAAGAATCTGACGGTGGTGATCGAGAACCGGGTGAGGCATGCGCACCATGCTCTTTCCCAATCCGGGGAGGATCGGGCGCTTCGCCACCGGGTGAAGGCAATCACGAAGAACATCAAGCGGATGGCGGACTACCGATTCAAAAAACAGAGCAAGGCATTGAAATGAAGCTATCGACGAAGCGGAAGGTGGAAAAGGCACTGGTGGGGTATCTGCCGGACGTTCTGGAGTTGGGAGCCCTGAAGATTTACGAGGGGCATGACCCGGCGGCGGACATGGACTTTCCCGCGCTGGTGATCTACGCGGAATCGGCGGGAGGTCACCCGGAGATGCCGGTCGAGACGGGGGTGAAGGTGGTGCGGGTGCGGATGAAGTTCCTGGTGGACGAGGCCGCGGGCGGCGGGCGTGACACGCTGGACGTGTGGAAGGAGGGGCTTGAGGAGGCGATGCGCTGCACGCCGGACCTGCAGGCGGCTCTGAACCGGCCGGCGAGCGGGGTCGACAAGCGCGCGGTGCAGGAGATCCATTTCCACGAGGTGCAGGCGGCGGAGGAACCGAGCGACAAGAGCGAGACGGATTGGGATGAGGAGATGAATTTCGACGTGATCTGCGAGCCTCTGAGCTACTAGGCATCGGGGCCGATTGATTGACTCGATGGGAAGGGTGATATGGCTGCTGTCACCAAGGGAACCGCCCACGTTTTCGGAATCCAAGCCGGTGTCGGTGCCGTCACCGATGCCACCGTTCTGTCTTTCAGCCTCGACGAGGAGCACGCGAACCAGGCGACGACGGTCAACGAGATCGGAAACAAGATCGAGGACCGGCGCGACGACAACACGAAGACCGGCTCGATCACGCTGAAGATCCGCTCGGGCTACACCGTGGCCGCGGCGGCGACCCAGATCACTTACGACTCGGTGATCTACCTGATCACGAAAGTTGGAAAGGCCGAGCAGGCCGGCGATTTCGTGGTGATCACCTACGACATCCTGACGAGCGAATACATCACTCTGAGCTAATGTGGATGATCGATTCTTCACCGCCTGCTTTCCGGGTGAGGTCCGCGCCTGTGGCCGTGACCTGAAGATTTTCTCGGCCTACCACGTGCTGCTGCTGCGGGCGATCGGTTCGCCCTTCGCCCGAAGCGACGGCGAGATCCGCCCGGCTGACCTGCTGGCGGCGGTGTGCGCGTGCCGGCATCGATTCGGCGAGCCGGTGGACATGCGCCCGCGGCTGCGCGATGCGGTGTGGAAGTGGCGGATGGACCGGAAGCCGGGGCTTTTCCGGCGGGAGTGCGAGGCGTTCTCGCGGTGGGTGGCGGAGCATTCGAACACGCCGCGCTTCTGGACGGTGATCAGTGGTGGGGAGAAAACTCGCGATCTGACCGGTCCCGACATTCTGACGCTGGTGGTGCCGGTGATGATGCGGATGGGCTTGAGCGAGGACGCGGTCTGGAACATGAGCTACGGCAGGCTGCACTGGTATCACGCCGAGGTGCAGGAGATCGAGGGATCCAGCCGCCGCTTCCTGTGGGAAGATGATCTCGAGGACGAGCCGGGAAAGGAGGCGGCCAATGCTTAGGTGGGTCTTCGGAGCGGACACGAGTCCTTTCCGGCGCGGTCTCAAGGACATGCGTCGGGAGACGCAGAAGTTCACGAGCGGGATCAAGGGGCAGATCGCGGGAGCGCTGGGTCTGACGGCGGTGACGGGGATGTTCCGGGCACTCTTCACGGAGATGGACCGCGTGCAGAAGCTTGGGATCCGGTTTGGAGAATCGGCGGAGACGGTGCAGAAGGTGGGGCTGGCCGCTGAAGTGGCCGGCGCCAATTTCGAGCAACTGGCCAAGGGGTTGACGGTGGCGACCCGGAACGCGCACGAAGCGGCGACGGGCAACGTCCAGTATGCGGAAAGTTTCGAGCGGTTGGGAATCGATGCGCAGAATTTCATCAACCTGCCGATGGAGGAGAAACTGGCGGTGCTGGCCGGGACCTTCGACCAGGGGCGGGAGTCCGGTGAGCAACTGGCGATGATCATGGAGGTGCTGGGACGAGCCGGCGGTGAGCTGATCCCGCTGCTGTCCCAAGGGCAGGAGGAGCTTCAGAAGCAGTTCAAGGAGACGAACACGGTCAGTCAGTCGACGGTGGATGCGATCGCGGAGTTCAACGACGAGGTGACGCGGCTGAAGCAGGATCTGACGGTGGCCGGGGCCGTGGTGCTGAATATAGCGCGGGCGATCTTCGGCACCTTAGGGACGATGGTGGGGACGACCCTGGGCGTGATAATGAAGGGGTTGACCGCGATCGTGGACGGAGCGACGGCGGCGGGCGAGACGGTGAAGAAGGCGCTGTCCGGTGATCTGGAGGGAGCGGCCGAGGCGGCGCAGCGGTTCCGGCAAGTGGGCAAGACGGCTTTTCAGGAGTTCCGGAACGAGGTGCAGGCCGGCGTGGGCACGGTGCAGGAACTGTACCGGGAGATTGGCAAGGGTGACGATGCGGCCAAGGGCGGCAGCAAGACTTTCGAGGACCGGCTGGCGGCGGCGGAGCGGCAGAAGGAGATCGAGGCCGAGCGGGCGAAGCTGGCGGCCGAGGTGGCGAAGATGGAGGAGGAAGCGAGGCAGCGGCAACTGACGCTGTCCGAACGGATGCTGGAGCTTGAGGAGCGGCGGGCGAAGCTGGCGGCGCAGGTCGCGGCCGGCGGCGATGATGCGGCGACCCTGGCCGCCCGGAAGGAGCAGCTCGAAATCGAGAAGGAACTCGAGGAGCTGAAGAAGAAGGACGCCGCGGAAGCCGAGAAGGTGACGCAGGGGCGGGATGCGGCGGCCAAGGAACTGGAGAACCTGCAGGAGCGGGAGCGGGAGGTGGAGAGGGCGAACAAGCTGGCGGGGCTGGATGACGCCCAGAAGATTGATTTCCTCAGCAAGGAAAGGGACGAGCTCAATGCGCAGGCGGCAAGACTTTCGAAGGGGGGCGACGAGGCCGGCGCGACGGAGGCGCGGATCGCGGCGAAGGAACTCGGCGGGCAGATCGCGGCGCTGACGAGATCGGAGAACTCGAGGATCGCCTCCGAACGGGAGAGCGAACTGGAGCGGCTGAAGTCGACGGGTCCGGCGATCGCGACGAGCTCGCTGGCGGAGATCGGCGGCGGCGGGAACGCGGTGCTGATCGGGACCGAGACGCGGGAGCGTCGGAAGGTCGAACTGCTCGGCGAGATTCTGGACGCGCTGCGGAATCAGGAGGGCGGAGAGACGACGGCACTTGAACCGAAAGGATAGGCCATGGCAGTAACGAAGACAGGGAACATTTCGGAATACTACGCGGATGGCGTGGCGATCCAGCCGGGTTACAAGCTGACCGAGCTGGACGACGGCACGATCTCGGGCACGGTGACCTTCGAGTGCGATCTGGCGAACTTCGCGAACCTGCCGCAAGTCGGCGCCGCCCATCACCGGGATTCCAGGGCCGAGCTCTACGCCCGCGACATCACTTACCTTCCGCTGGAAAAGGTCCGGCTGGTGGGAAGCTACTTCGGGCTGGTGGCGGCGAAGACGGATTCAATCCTGAGCTACACGCCCAACACCGATCGAGAAGTGATCGAGACTCACAAGGATTTCGCGGAGTTCGCGGGGGATGCTGACAGTCCGCTCAATGGGGCGGAGTTCGACGCGGAGACCGGGGAGTTCCTTGGATTCTTCGACAACACGAACGATCTTTTCGGCACGCGCTACTACCTGACGCCGAGCACGCAGGTCAGCCTGACCTATTGGACGAGGAACAAGCCGAGCCTGAAGCGGCGGATGTCGATCGTGGCGAGCGTGCCGGGCTTCAACGCGCCGCCGGATGTGGCGGATTTCCTGCGGCTCGACATGCCCTACCGGCAGGTTGGGAGCCACTACCAGGTCACGGAAATCTATCTCGGCAGCGGGCCGAATGGCTGGAACTCCACCGTCTATCCCGGATCATGAACGACCACCGAACCGGTAAAGCCTTTCCTGATCCGCGGACTCCGGGCGATCCGCGGCTACTGGATCAGGTGCAGCGCCGCACGCCGATGTCTCCTGGGGAGGTGACGAACGTGCCGGGCGGGACGATCCTGACGGGGCCGATGAAGAGGCGGGCGGCGGTGAGCAAGCATCCATTCAAAATCCGGGTGGTCAGGGAAAGCTCGGAAAACCGCATGTTTGTGGAGTATGGGAACGTCTTCATCACAACTTGGTATCCCGATTCCGGGAGCCAGTACATCCCGATCAAGCAACTTCGGCCGCCATTGTTCTCGGACGGTGACTGGCTGGAGAACATGCCTCTGGATGGAGTCGGAACCGGGATCGACGGATACGAGGTTTTGAGCACCTCCACAACCTATGGCGTGTGGTTGCGGCTCGACGGTATCCCAACGGATGACAGCCCTTCGGTTCAGTTGGGTCTTTCTCAAGTGCAGATCGTGAACGCGATGGCCTACCACTGCGATGATCCCGAGATATTCGTCAGCTCAACCTGCCCAGACTATGACGATCTGGGCAGTCTGATGGACAGCACGACGGGTAAGGCATATTTCTACATTGGGAAGGTGATCATCGACGGGGACGACAATGCCACCATTGTTCAGATCGTGAAGTCGGACGTTGACATGCCGGCGGCGTTTTTCCCGGCCACCATCGCCTCCCTGGATGCGGAGAATCTCCTGACCACCGGAACCGACGAAGGGGTGATGCTCGATCCCGAGGACGTCGTGACCGACATCACGGGAGGGACGGACATCGATTCCACCGACGATGGTGGCGGGAGTTGGACTATCGACTACACCGGATCCTAGCAGGGGCGTTTGACACGCTCCCTTGGTTAAATGGCGCTGCGCGAACTCAACCTGATTGTCGACAAGGATTCGGGCCGTCTGGTCGAAAGCTTCACGTCCACCCTGCAAGCCCAGCCTCAGAAGTTTGTTCTGGGGGATCTGGTGCCTGTTTCGGTGAGGGTGGTGACGGAGGACCCGGCATCGACGTGGAAAGAGGTCGACCTGACCGGTCAGTCGGTGCGGATCGGGGTGGGGACGCCGGCGGGCTCGCCGAGCAGCGGGACCTTTACGCTAACCTACGGCGGGGACACGACGAGCGAGCTGGCCTACAATGCGAGCGCGAGCGCGGTGCAAACGGCGCTGAATGCCCTTTCCTCGATCAGTTCTGCCGGCGATGTGTCGGTGACGAAGAGCACGAAGGGCGCCTATCGGATCACCTTCGACTCGGTCGGAGCACGGACAGCCTTCACTTCCGACGTCTCGGAACTCTATCCAACCAGCGGGGCCGAGGTCACCGAGGCGATCGCGGGCGACGCGAGCACGCGGGAGGTGGTGGTGATCAAGATCGAGACGCAGCCGGCGGCGTATGCGACGCTTTCGACGAGCCTGGCGAGTGCGGCGGCGACGGTGGCGACGGTGCGCGGCGGGGCTTCGGGCGTGTCCGAGATCCAGACTTTCGAGCTCGATCCGGTGCCCTACGCGGGTACCTACACGATCACGATCGACGGGGAGGAGACGGTGGCGATCGCCTACGATGCGGCCCCGGCGACGATCAAGAGCGCGATCGAGGGGCTGACCAGCATCGGCGCGGGCAAGGTGACGGTGAGCGGGAGCTTCCC